AGAAGCTAACAGCTCGGTGGCTCTCGCGGGTACACCGCACGTCGATCCGGCAACTGTGGGACGGTTTAACGTCAATGCGACACATGTCGCTGGGACTGTTCAGACCGCCGGCGACATTATTGGAGATACGAACGATATCCAAGCCAGGCTGCCGGCGGCTTTGGTTAGTGGACGGATGGATTCTAGCGTCGGGGCGATGGCCGCGGGTACATTAACGGCAACGGCTGTAGCGACCGGGGCAATAGACGCCGATGCGTTAGCCGCAGACGCTGGGACTGAGATCGCCGCCGCCGTATGGGATCGGGACGCTACGCTAAGTCAAACGCAGGGGACATTTGGTCAGGCCATCGGCGATCCTGTTGCGGATACCGATACCATATGGGCCTTGGCTAATACCAATCTCGATGCGACAGTGTCAAGCCGGGCTACTGCTGCTGCACTCGCTACCGTGCAGGCTGATACTGACGATATCCAAACGAGGCTCCCGGCTGCTCTAGTGGGCGGCCGGGTAGACGCGAGTGTTGGGGCAATGGCGGCAAACGTGATAACAGCGGCATCGACCGCCGCCGATTTCCTCGCCGAAATAAACGCAGAAGTGGACACCGCGCTCGATACTGCGATACCTGTGGTCAATACGGCAGGTTCGGTCAATGACGTTTTACTAGACGTGGTGAATGCCAGACTGTTAGGGACTCTAGCCGCGGGTACTCATACTGCCCAGTCTGGAGACTCATTCGTCAGGCTCGGTGCCCCAGTGGGGGCCTCTATGAGTGCCGACGTGGCTGGGGTCCAATCCGACACGGATAATATTCAAACGAGAATTCCTGCCGCACTAGTCGGTGGGAGGATGGATTCAAGTGTCGGGGCAGACGCCGTAGGACTCGCGCTATCGACACAGGTAGACGCATTAGAGGGAGACACAACGACGTTGCTCGCGCGTCTCACAGTGGCACGGGCAGCCACGCTCGACAATCTACCATCTGCGGTACAACGTAATACGGCGTTGTCCAACTTCCCGTTCACCATGGTGGACTCCGCCGGCGCACCGCTGACCGGATTAACCGTGAGCGCGACAAGACGTATCGATGCTGGAGTGTTTGCTGCGGCGGCCAATGCTCCCACGGAAGTCTCCGACGGTTGGTACACGATCAACCTTGCTGCTGCTGATTTGAACGGCGCCACAATCGCGCTTAGATTAACTGCGACCGGCGCCAGGGATCGTAACTTCACAATCGTGACGCGGCCGTGATTTTGGAGTGGGGGCAGTCTCAGGACGCGCACGCCGTCCTTGTCCCGGGGTTATTCCCGCTCGTTGGGTTCACGGGTGAAAGCGGTGCAGCCGCAGCGGCTGGCGCAGGTTACGACTATAAGCTAAAAATAAAGCGTCGTCGCATCATCCTCGACGGCAAGCAGTATTATCTCACACCGCAAGAAGAGGCTGATCTACTCAACAGTTTCATTGCAAGACTGGAGAGAGAGAAGGATCGGATCGAAGCACCGGCACAACGAGCAGAAGCGAAGCGCAGTCGTCCGCCCAAACGAGTTAGGGAAGAAGTGAAGCGGATCGATGAAAAACTTGACCGCTACAAGATACACTTAGCCTTGCTCAGGGATAGAGAGCTTGAGCTTGACAGTTCGATACGGTTAAGACTCCGTGCAATTCAAGAGTTGGAAGAGGAAGAGGCGTTGGCTTTTATTCTGGCACTAGCTTAGAAGCATGAATACCACACATTTTTCAGATTTCGATCATCGAGGTAAGAACACCATGCACAAAGGCAAGAATCCGTACTACCCGAGCAAACCCGGGCATCCGAACAAGAGAAAGAAAAAGAAGTAGCCGTAAAAACCGTGAGTTGAAATTTAATCAAGAGGAAATCAAGTTATGCACGGCGGCTACCGGCAAGGCGCTGGCCGTAAAAACGGCAGCAAGACCAAGAAGCGTGTCGATGAAGCGCTGAAAGCGGCGGAAGAAGGATTAACTCCGCTTGCCTATATGCTCGAAGTTATGCGCTCACCGATGCCGCCAGAGCTTGTTGATCTGATCGCGTCCATGAATGCAGAAGGCAGGTTAGACGATGAGATCACTAGTCGTCTCCTGTCTTGGCACTCGATGCGCTTCGCGGCGGCGAAGGGAGCGGCGCCCTATATGCACCCGCACCTACAAACCACGGTAGTCAAAGGCGAAGGCGAGGGCGGCGCTGTCAAGTTGATCATCGCGAATGCTTGAGATCAGGTACGACTATGCCTCCGTCCCGACGATCCGAGCGTTCTCACGGTCTAGTGCCCGTATACGCGGGTTAATGGGGCCGTTCGGGTCCGGCAAATCTAGCGGTTGTATTATCGATCTGGTTCGTAACGCCCACGATCAAGCACCGGGAAATGATGGTAAGAAGCGCACCCGTTTCGCCGTGGTTCGTAACACCTATCCGCAGCTTAGGGATACGACGATCAAAACCGTGCATCATTGGTTACCACCTGACAGGTTTGGCATGTATTCGAAGCACGACCACACCTATCTGGTGACGGGGTTCCGGGACATCGAAATGGAGTTGATGTTCCGCGCATTGGATAGACCGGAACACGTCAGTAACTTGTTGTCGCTGGAACTCACCGGGGCATGGGTCAATGAAGCGCGGGAAGTCCCATGGCCGATCATCGAAGCCCTTGATGGTCGTATCAACCGCTATCCTCCAATCAGCGAAGGCGGTGCTACGCGTCCAGGTATTGTCATGGACACCAATCCTCCCGATACGGACTCGGACTGGTACCGGATATTCGAGGAACGTATGACGCCGGACGGACGACAGATAGACCCAGGCTATTACGATCTGTTCAAGCAGCCGAGCGGGTTGAGTCCCGACGCCGAGAACCTGCCGAACCTAGCGCCGAATTACTACCAAGACTTAATGCGCGGCAAGGGCCAAGACTTCATACGGGTCTATATCAAGGGCGAGTACGGGTATGTCAAAGAACATAAGTCGGTCTATGACGACTACAACGACTCGGTGCATTGCACCGAAGACGCGACGGTAACGAAAGGCATTACCGTACACCGAGGTTGGGATTTCGGATTGACGCCAGCGTGTACATTCTCTCAGCTTTTGCCGAGCGGGCGGTGGGTTATCTTCGATGAACTCGTAGCGACTGAGATGGGCATCGAGAAGTTCGCCGAGCGTGTACTTAGACACTGCGGCGACAACCTAGCCGGCTACAAGTTCGCCGACGAGGCCGACCCCGCTGGCAGTACACGGTCCCAGACAGACGAGAAGACCTGTTACCAGATTATGCAGGCCAAAGGTATCGAACCGCAGCCAGGAAGTCAGGACTTAACAAAGCGTTTGGAGAGCGTCAAGAAGCCTCTTAACACGCTTATCCAAGGCAAGCCGCAGTTACAGTTGCATCCGCGCTGCAAAATGCTGAGAAAAGGGTTCATGGGCAAGTACTTCTTCCGCCGTATTCACTCACAAATCGGAGAAAAGTACTCCGAGACCCCGGAGAAGAACGAGTACAGTCATCCGCATGACGGACTCCAGTACACTGCGACAGTCTTGTTCGGAGCGACATTGACGCAAGCGAAGAAAGACAGCGAGTTCTTTAAACCATTGAAGTATGACAACCGAGGAATTGTATGATCGTAAATCTCGAAGATATTCTGAGAGAGGCAATAGCCGAAGGTTATCAACCCGGAGCGGGCGCTGTAGTTGCGAAGTTGCAGGAGAAATATAAAAACCACTGGCGGTTGATACCGACAGAAAACATTAGTCGTTATCAAGTCGAAGTTGTGGACTATGAGGTAAGTCCATGAGCATACGCATGCAACGCGATATCGACGCATTGACTCGTCGCATTGAGAAACTGGAATCCACAATTGAACAATTGATTTTAAGTGATCATAGATACCAAGCGACGAATCCAATCGTTAAACGCAAACCCGGTCGTCCTAAAAACGTGGTGGAAGTAAGTGCCCAAACTCACGACTGACGACCTGCTCTCGATCATCGAAGCGCACGAGCGCGACGCGATAGGATCGGAACAGGGAGACTTAAGCAACAAACGCAGTGAGGCGCTGAAACGCTACTTCGGCGAGCCCTATGGGGATGAGGTAGAAGGACGTTCGTCAGTAGTTTCCAAAGATTTAGCCGAAGCCATAGATTGGATCATGCCCAATCTACTGCGGCCGTTTTTGACCTCGGATGACTTCGTGCGCTTCGATCCGGTAGGCCCTGAGGACGAGCAGCAGGCCGAGCAGGAATCCGATTACGTCAACTATGTGTTGATGAAAGAAAATCATGGGTTTTGCTGGCTCTACGACTGGTTCAAAGATGCTTTGTTACTCAAGAACGGCTACGTCAAACGCTGGTGGTACGAAGACGAGAACGTTAAGCACGAGACCTATGCGAACTTGACGCAGGACGAGTTAGTACAGACCATGCTTGATCTTGAATCCTCCGGCGACGACATAGATGTCGTAGGCCAGAAAGTCGAGGAACAGAAAGACGACATGGGGAACGTTGTCCCGGTCTATCAAATCAAGATCAGGCGTAAGAAAAAATATGGATGTGTAAAAATCGAGGGCATCCCGCCTGAAGAACTCAGGGTATCTCGTAGGGCAAGAGGGAATCTCCAAGAATCCCCATTTGTCCAGCATGTGACGAAGAAAATGCGCTCCGAGTTGATCGAGATGGGGCTCTCGAAGTCTTTTATTGACGAGCTTCCTGCTTGGATAGACACGCGCGGTGCCGAGGAAATCCAGCGGGACTCTGTTTCAGACGAGAACAACACCGAAGCCAGCACTATCGACAAATCAACCGACGAAATCGAGTATTGCGAATCTTGGTTAAGAGTTGACTTCGACGATGACGGCATAGCGGAGTTACGGCAGATTGTAAGAGTCGGGAATAAAATCCCGATCGGAGAAGATTGGAACCGGGAAGTCGATGAGATTCCGATATCGTATCTGACACCGAACCGACTCCCGCACCGGCATGTTGGATTGAGCATCCAAGATGAGCTGGAAGACCTGGCCCAAATTAAAACAGCTTTGTGGCGTGGGATGCTCGATAACACGTACGGTCTCAACAATCATGAATGGCTTGTTAATGAACGTGTGCATCTTCCGGATTTCATGGTATCGCGCCCGCTCGGGATTAAACGGGTCTCTGGGAGAGAGCCGATCCTAGACGCGGCAAAGCCGGTAGATAAAATCCCAATCTTACAGCACGTCCTCCCGGTCCTCGACTACATGGACACGGTGAAGGAAAACCGTGTGGGCGTAGGGCGTAACGTCATGGGTCTGGACCCCGACACGCTCAAAAAGACGACCGAGGGTGCGGCGAGGCAAGCTCTGCAACAGGCTAACGCAAAGATCGAAATGATAGCGAGGTTATTTGCAGAGACCGGCGTCAAAGACTTGGCTTTAGCCGTCCATAGTTTGTTAATCAAGCACATGGACAAGAACAAAGTCGTGAGACTTCGGAACAAATGGGTCGAGGTCAGGCCCACGGAGTGGCGGGAGCGGACCGATATGACGGTTTCGGTTGGTTTAGGGACAGGTTCCCAAGAAGAAGTCAGGGCGAATCTCATGCTCATGAGTACGTTGCAACAACAGGCCGCACAAGGCGGTGTCGTGTCGCCGCGGAACATCTACAACTTGGCTGAAAAGCTCTCGGATAATCTCGGTTTCAAACAGAAAGGGACGTTCTTCACCGACCCAGATTCGCCGGAAGGCCAACAACTGTCTCAATCGATGCAGCAACCGAATCCTTTGGCCGAAGCCGAGCAGATCAAAGCTCAGTCGAAGGAGCAGACGGAACAGCTCAAGGCTCAATTGGCGCAGATGAAGGAAGGCGTCAATCATCAACACGAAATGCACAAGCTCGAATTGGACAAATGGAAGTTCGAGCACGAGCATGCTTTGAATATAGCGAAAGCCGAGATCGAAGCCGCGAAGAACGCGGTAACTGCCGATCTCGGACAGCCTGGCCTTGGTACAGAAACGAAAGGCAACGGTGCACGGAACGGTGAAATTCAGCCGATGAAGATCAGCATTCAAGAACTACAAGAAGTCTCACAAGCAGCTAATAACGGCAACCAGCAGTTAGCCGAGATGCTGGCGCAATTGCTCCAGCAGAACCAGCAGATCCAGCAGATCATGACCGCTGTCGTGGAGTCTCTGAACCGCCCCCGGGATATCGTATTGCGTCACAATGCGGCTGGTAAACCCATAGGCGCCACGAGTACGATCCAATAGGCGGATTATGACACCTTACGAGTTTATGTATTGGCTTAATAAGCACCGTCCTGATCTTATCCCGGACATGTTCGGCAATATGGTGGTGTCGGCAGAAACCATCAATCTGGTCGGAGAGAAGGTCGGGTTCAGAAAAATACTCGGGTGTGATTCAAGGTCTGAAACATTAGATGACCTTAAAGTTTGGATCGAAACAAACCCAACCGCTACCCGCAAGGGCGCTGGAGTATGAAGATTGAACGATGCAATCGAACTACCGAAAAAGCATGTTTTCGTTGTCGATAAGAATAACAAATCTGCTATGGCAGTGATGATGAAGCTGTGCCGTAACAAATTGCAGCATGGTTCTGTCGTGACCGTGACGCCGGAAGAATTCGACGCGCTCAAAGATGGCGTTCTTATTCTCGATATAATCGGGAGCGGAACAGAGTGAGAGAACAACTCGAATCCGAACGCCTGAGAGGCGCCGAAGCGAAGCAGCTCCTCGAAAACAAGTTCCTGAAAGAAGCCTTCGACGCGGCCGAGAAGTCAATACTCGATCAGATGGACGAAGTAAACATTCGGGACGTGGACATGCACACACGTCTTATTCTTGCACGCAAGACAGTAGCGAGTGTCAGACGTTATATCGAACGAGTCATCGAAACCGGCCAGATGGCCGAGCTTCAGTTGCAAGAGCCGAACCGAGTACAGCAGTTTTTCAGGAGATGACCGGCCAACGAGCGTGGGTTCAGGTTGGGCGCCCCAGAGCCGATTGCGCGGCTGTTATCCGGCTAAACCTCGTATTTAGACGGAGGCTGGAGCGGCGTTAACGCGCGATAGGATTTCCCCTGAATAAAGTTTTCAGAGGGATGGCGGAATGAAAGCTCCGCAAACCTGTGACAGCCGGGAAAGACCGGCACCATTTCGCGACTGTCGTGAGACAGACGCACCCCCTAAGCATCCCGCTTAGGGCCGACAGTGCACGCCCGGAATCTTCCATTTCGGGCTGCCCATGGAGTCACCATGCCACCGGAAGCCACCCAAACGGGCGCTTCTCAGACTATTCACGACCGCTTAACGGCGATCCTGGACGCTGACGAAGCCACCCCGGACCCCGAAGAGAAACCAGTAACGAAGAGCGAAAAGAAGGAAGTCAAGCAGGAAGTAGAGCAGAAAGTAGACAAAGACGACACGGAAGCCGCAAGCACCGAAGTAGAAACCGAGACCGAAACACAAGAATCGGAATCGGCTGACGACAAATCAGACGAATCGTCTGCGGAAGAAACCAAAGAAACTGACGCCAAAGAGCCGGTCACAAATCTTCGTCAACTCGCGGAACATCTGGGAATAGAGTACGACCAGCTTTTAGACTCTATTCACGCAGAGACCAAGATCGACGGGGAAGACGGGGCCGTACCTCTCTCTAAAGTCATTAAAAGCTATCAGCTCGAAGGTCATTTAAACCGCAAGTCGATGGAGCTATCGGACGCCAGAAAAGCGTTCGAGCAGGACGCCCAAACCAAGCGGCAGCAGTACGAGCAGGGTTTGGACCAGCTCAATCAGTCCTTGACGATCGCCAGTCAAATGCTTCAAGGCGAGTACAGTCAAATCAACTGGGGTGAGTTGGAGAAGTCCGAGCCTCTGGAATATCTCAAGCTCAGGACTAAATTCGAGGACCGGCAAAAGCAGTTATTGCAGTCGTATCAATTACTGCAACAAGAGGAGCAAAAGCGTCAGGACACGCAGAGCCAAGCGTTTACCTCCATGATCGCGGACGAGGGAAAGAAATTGCTGAACTCCATCCCCGAGTGGAAAGACGCGAAGGTAAAACAGCGTGATAAAGATGCTGCCAAGGAGTACCTAAAGTCACGTAATTACTCCGATGAAGAGATCGGAAAGTTATACGACCACCGTCTAGTTTTGATCGTTCGCGATGCCATGCGCTACCGCGATCTACAGGATAAAAAGACGGCGATCACCAAGAAGGTCACCGACGCTCCAAAACTCGCTAAGCCAGGGTCTCCGAAGTCACAATCCGACACCGAACGCGCCGTTTATGAAGATCAACGTAAAAGCCTCAAGAAGACCGGGAAAATTCCCAAAGGATTGCTTGAGCGCTTTGTTTAACGGTTCTTAAAGAACCAAGAGGAATCCTACAATGGCCCAACCGGCCGGAACTTTTTCCAGTTACGACGCGATAGGAAATCGCGAAGACCTCATGAATATTATTTATGACGTGAGCCCTACTAACACCCCGGTCCTAAGTGCGCTGCCACGCACGAAGGCAACGGCAACGAATCACGAATGGCAGACAGATTCACTCGCTGCCGCTAGCGCCGCTAACGCCGTTATCGAAGGCGACGACGCGACCACGGATACATCGACTGCCACCACCCGTTTAGGGAATCGCACTCAGATTCTCGACAAGGTGGCGCAGGTCACGGGTACTCAAGAAGCGGTATCGAAAGCCGGCCGTAAGTCGGAAATGGCCTACCAGATGGAGAAGCGCATGAAGGAGTTGAAGCGCGACATCGAGGCGGCTCTGACAGATAACGGCGCCTTTGTGGCTGGCAACGACACCACCGCCCGAGAGTTGGCCGGCATTCCGGCGTGGCTCACCACCAACACGAGTTTCGGTGGCGGTGCCGGTGCAGACCCTGTGACTATCGGTTCGACGGCTAGGACGGACGGTACTCAAAGAGCCTTCACGGAAGACCTGCTAAAAGCTGTACTACAGGATTGCTATACCAATGGCGGGGAACCGACGCTTGCTATCGTTGGCGGGTTCAACAAGCGTAAGGCATCGGAGTTCACCGGTAACTCTACCAAGATCGACAAGTCGGAAGACAAGAAGCTGTTCGCGGCTATCGATGTCTACGTCTCCGATTTTGGCGAGGTCAAGTTCGTCCCTGATCGTTTCTCTAGGGCCAGGGATTGCCTTTTAATCGACCCGGAGTTCGCATCGGTCGCGTATCTGCGTCCGTTCGAAACCATTGATCTTGCGAAGACCGGAGACACAGTGCGCAAGCAGATTCTCGCAGAGCTTACATTGGAGATGAAAAACGAGGCAGCTCACGGCGGAGTTTACGACCTCACGACCAGTTAACCACGACCAGCAACCGTTATAGGGTCCGTCCTTAAGGAAAACCGAATGGACCCTTTCTTTTTGGAGGTTTTGAAATGCCAAGTTTGAAACAAAATCCGGACGGCTCGCTGGGTATCCAGGGTAGTCAACTGGATGAAGGCGGGTTTGTCTTAGTGCCTATCGAGTGGTTGGCTACGAGCGTGGATAAAGTCGCGTTTGTTGCCGACAGACCTTACCGCGTAAAAGGTATTCGAGCCAGAGTCGAAGTCGCTGGGACGGATGCCGGTGCTGTAACCGCTGCGGTTAAGAAAGCCGCTTCCGGGACGGCAATTGCATCTGGAACGGCTTTGCACTCAGGTACTATCAATCTTAAAGGCACGGCCGCAACCAACCAGACCGTTACTCTATCTACCACCAGCACCGATCTCAATATCGCCGCGGGGGATGCCATCGGTATCGACTTTACCGGAGTGTTGACAGCGGCTACTGGAACGGCAACGGTGACTTTAGCTCCGAGCTAACACACGGCCCCCGCAAGGGGGCCTTTTTTTGAGGATACCAAATGGCAAATGTAGTCCGGACGAAACCATCCATTTCGGCGACATTAACGACTGATAACGCTGCCACCACTGTGACGATTGCCGATCAAATCAACGCCTCCCATTTTATTACCGGCATATCGGCGTCGTTCAGCGTGCTACAGACAGTCGGAAAACTGATGACGATCACCGATGCCGGTACGACTGTCGGAAACTATCACGTCTTCGATAACCGCGATGTCATTTTCAGCAGCCCACTGGAGATCAAAGGCGCGGCAGTTATTTCGCTGCCAGCATCCGGTACTGCCGGTCAGATCGGAGCCGTGACGGTTCACTACTACACCCTATGAGCGACGTAAAGACGAACGTCAGTTACGACGAGACCAGCGACAGGCTGGTTATCGAACGTGTCCAAGACGTCGAACCTTACATGGAACAAGCTAAGAGTGAGACGGCCCAGGGAGATTTTAGAAAGGCCGGGATTATTCCGTTCGTCATTTTGGAGGCGTGGATACGCGTTAAGGGCATGACGTTTTCTGAGTTCATGCGCGACCGAAATGCGTGTAAACGCCTGCTGAACGATCCAGACTTGTCCAAATTCCGGGTATGGAAGGGTAGGGTCTAGTGGCTATCGCGACGTACACCGACCTCAAAACGGCGGTCGCGAATTGGCTTCACCGATCCGACCTAACGACTTACGTTCCGGACTTCATTGCTCTCGGTGAAACAAGGGTCTACCGGGAACTTCGCATCAGAGCCATGGAAGTCGCGTTAAGCCAAGCAATTGCTTCCGGCGTCATTGCTATCCCAAGCGCATATGTCGAACTGAAGCACGCCTATGTAGATGGTTCCCCGGTTCAAATCTTAACCCGTAAAAACGCGGCATGGATACATGAGAACTATCCGACGAGGTCTTCCGACGGAAAGCCTAAGTTCATAGCCTCCGACGCTGGTAACTTTATTTTCGGTCCGTTCCCAGACTCTACATATACCGTCAAGGGGACGTACTACAGCAGACTAACGGCTTTATCGGATTCCAACACCACGAATTGGTTCACGACCAACTCTCCGGGAATCCTTCTCTTCGCCGCGCTATCAGAAGCCGAGCCGTTCCTGAGAAACGATCCTCGGATCGAGTTGTGGCAAGCAAAATACGACCAAGAGAAAGATGGAATCATGCGAGAAGAGCGAGACGAACAGTTTTCCGGGAGCCCGTTAACTATGTCGGTGTCTAAAGCATGACGATAGAAACCTCAACATACATCGCTGACTGGGTATCTGCTAATCCGGCTTCGACCGACCAAAAGTCCGAGGGCGACGATCATATCCGGAAGATCAAGACAGACGTACAAGCGACTTTCCCAGGATTCGCTGGTAGGTTCAGGCGCATACAAACAAAGTCCGGTGCGTACACGGCGGTCTTAAACGACAACGCCAGTATTCTCCGAACGTCGAATACCTGGACCCTGGCTTTGACGGCCGCGGCGACTCTTGGTAACGGATGGGAAACCATTGTTTACAACGACGGCGCCGGGGTTATCACGGTGGACCCGAGCGGTGCCGAGACTATCAACGGGGCGGCGACGCTGGCAATTGAAGCTGCCAAGTACGCCAACGTATGGTGCGACGGGACTAATTTCTTCGCTATTAAACGCTCCACGAACCAACTCGCAACGTCCGATTACGCCGACGACTCCGTTACCTACGCGAAGATTCAAAACGTCACGAGTGGCCGGGTATTGGGGCGTTTTAATGCCGGTGCCGGCGATATTGAAGAAACTCAATGTACAACTGCCGGGCAAAATATACTCGCAGGAGCAACTGCTGCGGCGCAACGTTCCACGCTCGGTTCCGGCACTACCGGTGATGCCCTGTTCCTATCGGCAACGGCTGCGGCGGCGCGATCGATACTCGGTGTCGATCCGGGGTTTGCATTGCTCATTGCGGAGACGACGGCAACTTCAATCCCTCAATTGGATATTGATATGTCGGGATATACGGCCTACCGGACAAAAGTATTGGTCATACACCATGCCAATCCCGCCAGTGCATTTCCATTCTCGGCGAGGATATCCACCGATGGCGGAGCATCGTTTATCAGCACGAACACATATGAAAACGTGGGGAACGCAATCGTAGATAGAGTTACTCTTACTAACGATGTAAACGTGGGAACCGACTCTGCCAACGGCCTATCAGCCACGATCGAACTTTGGGACACGGTTAATACGGTTCATAAGAAAATATTTCATTATGAAACCGGATTCCAAGACAGCACTGGAGCGATTAAATTCGCCAATAACGGTTCCCACGAAACCGGGATATCAGCCTATAACGCGATCAGATTGTTTTTCAATACGGGGAATATTGACACGATCACGTATACGCTTTACGGACGTAGACCGAACTAGCCGGTGTTTGACGGCTACTAGCCTGTGTTTGACGGCTATTGAACATCTGAGAGTATAAAATTCATAGACCATTCGGAAATCGCATGTCCCGGATTGGTAAAGTCGGTCACGTAAAAGTAACCGACATCACCGACGATATTGCTCCAGCAGCACGGGTCGTCTTTGATATAAATGTGTATCAACCGTGATCCCGCGATGCTGTAAAGCTGCCGATAGTCGAACTGTAACTGCTCCCAATCTCTCCCGACTTGCGGGATATCGAGCGGGGCATCGCCGGCGACCGAATAGCCTTTGACGATTCGTTCCGACATGGAAGTGACGACTGTGGTAGTCCAACCACCTCCGGAGAGGCCAGCCATATATATGGGCAGGTCTCCCGGCAATGTGTCTATCAGTTGCAGTACTGGTGCAAAGAACGTCTCAATAGGCAGACCTTCTGCGTTGTTCGCCGAGTGCTCAGGCATTTCAAACCCGTACACGATGTAACCGGCATCCCGAAACCGCCTGGCGACTGGTACGAGGTCAGCAGGTCCAGGAGAGTCGAAGCGCGTATGACCCTGGTGAAGGATAAACACGCCTATCGGTTGTTGTTCCGGTTCCCAAACTCCGATAAGTCCTCCGCGGAGCGGTAATGGATCGGATGAATATTGTCCACAGCCATAGAGCAAGAGAACTGTGAACAACAGAGAGGTATACTTGCTGGTAACCATGATCTGACTCCTTACCGAGTTAGTCTGTGGCCAGGGGGCGGTGTGGATATGAGCCTCACCGTTCCCATCCTTTGATTATAGCATGGGTTTTATATTTGGAGAATCAATAACTTGTTACCAATCGGCCCAGCCGGAGAGATCGGGATTGTCAACGACATCCCGGCCTATGAATTACCGGCGAATGCCTGGTCTTCCGGGAGAAACGTCAGAATCGAGAACGGTTACGTAAAGAAACACCTTGGGCACAGCTCTACTTATGCCACGGTACAAGTGTCTCCGTATTGGATCGTCCCGGTCCAAAGCGGATCAACGTATTTCTGGGTGTATTGCGGACTGACGCAAACGTGGCAAACCGATCAATCGACACACACACAGATAACAAAGTCGGCGACGACGTACGGGGCGACGGCTTTAATCCGGTGGAACGGTGGGGTCTTAAACGGAATCGTTATCGCGAATAACAGCATAGACAACCCTCAGCAATGGACCGGGTCGGGTTTAATGACCGACCTCTCGAATTGGCCGGCGAATACTAAGGCCAAAGTCATCAGACCGTTTTTATATCATCTGGTGGCTCTGGACGTTACCGAGTCCTCGACGAGATTCCCTCGGATGGTGAGATGGAGTCATCCAGCAGACCCCGGAGCCGTACCATCTTCGTGGGATTACACCGATCCCACAAAAGACGCGGGGAGGATAGAACTCTCGGAGACCGGAGGCTTTTGTATCGATTGTCTTCCGCTCCGGAACGTTAACGTTATTTACAAAGAAGACGCGGTATTCGGCATGCAGTATGTCGGTGGTCAGAGTGTCTTCCGGTTCTTCCCAATGTTCTCGGAGTTCGGTATTTTTTCCAGAGACTGCGCGCAGGAATTTTACGGCCGTCATATTGTATTGGGCAAAGACGATATCGTAATGCACGATGGGCAATCAATGAAGTCTATCGTAGATGCAAGACATAGAAAGTGGCTTCAGGGTAAACTATCCTCTGCTAGTTCGTTTTCTGAAAACGCATTTGTTTGTGCCAATTACCAAAATTCCGAGATGCTGTTTTGTCTTCCTGAATCTGCGGCGGCAACCGGATGTACCATAGCTTTGGTCTGGAACTGGAGGGACAACTCTTTCGGCATGAGAGACATACCGGGGGTTTACCACGCCAATAATGGATTAGTAACTCCGTCCACAACTTCGACACAGTGGAACACAGACACAGAGACATGGGCACAGGACGCAACCACGTGGGATCAGTTGACGTATTCCAGTGCCACTAGAAAGCTATTAATGGCGTCACCTGGCTCTGCTCCCAAACTTTATCTGTTCGACGATACCGAGCAATTCGACGGAACCAACATGACATCGTACATCGAACGGACTGGGTTGAAATTGTCGGAGAACGTAAATCTTGTTACCAGAGTTTGGCCTAGGATGGAATCAGCTCCGGTAGGCAGTGCGGTCAACGTGTACGTCGGAAGTCAGATGACAACTTCCGATTCCATTACTTGGAACGGGCCGTATGCTTTTAATCCGTCCACACAACAGTACGTAGATGTCCTAGTGTCTGCCAGATACCACGGGTTTCGTTTCGAATCTACCGGCAATATTTCCTGGAAGCTCAACGGCTATGATATCGAGTTCGAGCCTATGGGGTTGCATTAGTGCAGAAATACTCGGCCCAGTCGGCTCCTTATGACGAAAAAGAAGTCGGACGTTATTCCGAGGAAGAATTAAGGCGTGTCGAAGCCGCCTTAGATTGGGCATGGAGAGACACGCAGTCTCCGGCGTTTACCGCTTCGCTGACTATTGACTGTGCCAAAGGAACGATTATCAAGGTCGGGACGCTGACTGGGAATATTACGATCAACGCCCCCCTGAACCCGGAACAAAGGCTTATTCTTGTTTTCATGTTCCGGCAAGACGCGACCGGTAGTCGAACGATCGCGTGGAATGCAGTGTTCAAAACAAGTGCAAACCCTACGGGCGGAATCAATCAAGTTGCGTCTGTGACGTTCGCCTACGACGGGACGAATTGGGTACAGACCGGCGGAGCGCTGGTGTGGATATAGATAGGAGACAACTATTATGGCATTCGGGTTTAGTTTAGGCGGGTCCAAGTCCAGGGGGCAGGAAACGATATCGACCGGCCCTTGGTTGGCGCAGCAGCCGTACTTGAAGCGTGGTTTCGAGCGTGCCGATAATCTATACGGCCAGCCCATGGACCCGTCTATCAATCGAGGGTACGGGTTGCTCGAAGACGTTGCCGGAGGTTATGACCCTCAAAGCTATCTCGATACTGCCGGACAAGGTTTAACCGGTGCGGGAATAAATCTCGGCATGGGTACTAATGCCTTGAACACCATGCTCGACCCTAACCAGATGTTGAACCCGGATTCAAATCCCTACTTGAGTCGTTATGCTGACGCGATGGCAAGACCCATTACACAAAACTTAACAGAAAGAATCCTTCCGTCAATTCGCTCCGACGCCATCGGTTCCGGAGGCTACGGCGGAAGTCGTCAAGGTATCGCCGAGGGTATCGCTGCCAGAGGCGCGGCTGAGGCTATAGGAGACAGGACCGCCGGACTCTACAGTCAAGCTTACGGTCAGGGCCTTAACGCCATGCAAGGCGCTGCCGGGATGTTGCCGGGGTACGCCGCTGCGAATCTTGGCATAGCCGAAGCCGCGCCGAGACTCGGCAGCGCGTCGTTCAATCTCCAGAGAATGCCGGCCGACGCTATGTTAGAAGCGGGGATGGGAAGAACACAGATGCCGTGGCAGATGTTGAGTCAGTACCTAGCCGCCATCCGTGGCAATTACGGACAAGAAGGGACCGCGACTTCCAAGAAGTCAGGTTTTGGTTTCGGGCTTGGCATGGGCGACCCTGGGATGGCTCCTGGCATACCGTCGTTCTGAACCAAGGTCTCGGAGGTAACATGGCTGGGTTTTGGGAAAGATTACTGTACTCGCCGGACTATCAGAAATACCAACAGGGGCAACAACAGCAAACCGCTATGCGCGAAATCGCGCGGGCTAGAGCTGCGTCAGCGCCACCCGGTTTGCGCGGATTGTTGGAATCCGATGACCTCGGAAAAGTTCAGGCCGGGATCGGGTTGTTAAACGAACAACGTCTCGCCGATATCGTCGGAACTCCCGGAACACCCGAACAGCCTCCACAACAACGTGATATCCCCTATCGCGATATTCCGGGGACGCCGGCGGTTCCGGGGACTGGATTCCAAGGGGCTATGCAGAGAGGCGACCCGAACGCATTGCCTCAACTCTATACCCAGCTCGCTGGGCTTGGCGGTGACTACACGAAGATTGGTTTAACCGGTCTGAATTCACTGAATCCAAATAGTGCGGAGAGTCCTTCTGCGGTTAGAGAATACGAGTTCTTCAAGAAGCTCGGTCCAGCAGAACAAAGGAATTTCCTGGAAATAAAACGCGCGTTCCAGCCGTATAGTTCGATGGACTTCCAAGGCGGAAAGGCAGCGTTCGATAAACGTGTAGGCACTGTTTCGCCATTGAGTACCGCCGCGCAAGAAGCCGCCGGACAAGCGACCGTTGAAGGCAGCAAAAAATCGGCTACGGTGACGGCCGAAGGACAGGCTACTGCGACTCTAGATTTACCGAAGGTGGAAACGACGGCAGAGCAGGCTATTAAATATGTTGATGAGATGAGGAAGCACCCTGGGCGGAAAATGGCCACTGGCATGTCTTCTATCGTCCCAAAAATTCCGGGGACAAACCAGGCGAATTTCCTTGCCAGGCTGGAGCAATTGAAAGGCGGACAGTTCTTGCAAGCCTATCAAGTGTTGAGGGGCGGGGGACAGATTTCAGAGATAGAGGGCAAAAAAGCTACGGATGCCATTGCGCGTATGGATACATCTCAAACCGAGGGGGAATTTTTGAAAGCGCTCGATGATTACGAAGAAGTTATTAAGGCCGGACTTGATAACGCTCGTAAGAGATCAGGCCAGACAAACAAAACTGCCTCGCAAGGCAAACCACAGGGCAATCCACAAGGCTGGTCAATCAGGAAGAAATGAGGTAGAACAAAAGAGCTATGGCAGAGTACGACGTAACGTCACCAGACGGCCAAACGTTTGAAGTCACCGCACCGGATAACGCCACGGAAGATCAGGTGCTTCAATACGCACAGAGTCAGTTTGCCGGTATGAAGCAGTCGGCGTATGACCCAACCGAAGGCATGTCAGGTTACGATAAGTTCGCCGCCGGCGCTGGGAAAGCCATCGTAGATTTAGGGAGAGGCTTACATAAAGCCGCTCTTAATCTTCCGTTCAGCGACGCTATCATAAGTAACCTATACGAGAAACCAGCACGTGCTTTAGGGATCGATCCGGGGCGTTCGCTTGACGTAGAGCGTCAGGAAGTTCAGGAGGTAATAGATCGGTCAAGAAAAGAAGACGCGCCGCTTATACAGACAGGTTTCGGTAGAGCTGGGAATATAATCGGTAACGTCATGGCCGCGCTTCCGGCTTCATTCATTCCAGGAGCGAATACTGCCGTCGGGTCCGTCGCTATCGGCGGCTTGCTGGGCGGCTTGCAGCCTACCGTTGAGGGAGAGAGTATGGCGGTAAATACCGCGTTAGGTGCCGGCTCTGGTCTAGGCGGTTTCGGTCTCGGGAAGCTAGCCAACAAAGCCGTAAGCTCGGCCGCTGAACGTGTAGGACTAATTGAGTCTAAGGTAGCCGCTAAAGCCGCAGCCGACGCCGCATCAGAAACCGCAAGCGCGAGAAGCGCGGCCGGTAACGCCGCACAGAATGCCTACCGTCAGCTCGAACACTTACGTGAATTAAAAGCAATGGGGCTGTTAACGCCTGAGCAAAAACTTGTTGCCGAGGCTTTGGGGAAAGAACTATCCGAAAAGGCAGCCGAGAAACTGTTACCGTCAGCAGCTCAAAAAGAACTGACGGCAAAATCATTCAAGGAACTTACTGAAAACGAAACCGAGCGCGCGGTTAGACTTGCCATAGAACGACTGAGCAACAAAGAAATTAAAAGCCAAATGATGGCGAGGCTGAAAAGATACGGGCCGGCCGCAGTTGGAGGAATGATTGGGAATATGCTTTTCCCAGGACTCGGCGGAATGGTTGGCGGTGCGGCGGCTGGTTTGACTTTACGCCCGGCTGTTCGCTCGATGTTCAATCTTGCTAAAAACCCTGCCGTTCAACGCAGATTGTTGTCGCCCGTCGCTAACGCCGGGCTTCTCGGCGATCCTTCAGTGCCGCCTGCTTTAGGACTTCTCGGCTCGTCAATTTACGCGGGTCAACAGTAGTCTTTTAACTTTTCCTTCAGGTAACCATTTTTCTACCGCTCGGCGAGCCGGGTGTAGGATTGCTATTGCCAGTATCAATAGCACGAACGGACGGATGAAAGCGGCTATGGCTATTTCGCTTGGGTTCATTTCGTTGCAAGCATAACCTGAAACGTATAGTAATAATCAAACCGGGCCTTTCAGCCCGGCCCCCGGACCGCGCGGATACGCGGCCTAGTTCCACAATGACATGAGGTGTCATCGGGCATGGAAGATTTTAGTTCAATAAAATCACCGATTGTTCACCGATTAGAA